TGCCAGGAAGGCATCACGTTGAGTGGTTTGCTCAATGACGTAAGGCGTAAAAATCTCGGGGATGATGATGTCAGAGCGAAGAGTCGCCATGATTCATCTCGGGGAAATGGTTTACGGTGTGGGCGCAGCCCTTGCACCAGCGCAGCCGGTTGCGGATAGCTTAGCGTCCTGCGGCAGCCTTTAGTCTTTCGTACATATCACGGTCAGTACGGAATAACCGTGACTGTTCGGTCAGGTTGAATGATTCCTGCGCGAATGGGTTTTTAATGCCCAGCGGAACCTCGCCACTGCTGCGACCTGATGGCGCGCCACTGCCTTGTGGCTTGGGTTGCTTTTGCATCCATGCCGGCAGCGACTTGGCCCATTCGCTGACTGGTGTGCGCTGGTAACCATCGACCACTACGACAGTGCCATCAGGGTCGCGTTCGATCTGATCACTGCTCAACTTGGTCTTTAGCACCAAGTCGGGGTCATGGACAATTTCAGCCAATGCAGTCACGGCTGGCGTGACGAGTTCAAGTTCACGGACGCGGGTCTCAAGGTCAGCAATGCGCTGGTCCTTCTGCGCCGTCGCCTCACGGAATTGCTGCTCCAAAGCTTGTCGTGCTTCGGAGTACTTTCCTTGCGATTCAAGTTCAGCTTGCTCGGCACGTCGCTTGAACTCAAGTAGTTCATCGACATCAACGCCATCCGGTAGTTTCTTTGACTTGGCAGCACGCAATTCAGCAATCAGCTCTTGGTTCTTGCGTTCCAATGCTTCAACACTGCGTTGCAGCGCTTCGGTGTTACCCCCGGTAGCCGCAGGCTCCTGGGTTTGTGTTTCGTCAGACATGGATAAGCCGCAGGCTTAATTACGCTGTCATCGTAATGGCGCGGCACGATTGTGTCAAAGCGTGAGTGGGACACCCCTGTCCGTCAACCATGGAATCAACTGATCAAGCAATGCCTCAATGCGATTGATCGCCATGAGGAGCTGTACCGCAAAACTGATAATGGCTGGCACGCTGCCAAAGCACAAGACTTGCGGTGGTATATCTCTGAACTAAAGACCTGGATCCACGCGCAGGAGCGCTCTACCACTTCACCTTATCCGCCCAGTAAGCAGCACTGAGCTTGCCTTTAGCTATGTTGGCAGCGTGCCTGGCCTTGAACGATGCCCTTCTGGCTTTGTCTGCTGCCGATTCTCCTTTTCGTGCTGGTGAGCCAGATACGCCCTGCTGGCCAAAACGGATAAGTTTCACCGTCTCGCCTTCTTTGGCAAGAACGGCGTGGGACTTGTTTGGGTTGTTAGGCGTCCGCTTGGGCTTGTTATAACCTTCAAACTGCTCGCCGCGATAGTTGATCATTTGCGCTTGGGTTTCTTGGCAGTTTTAGCCGCAGCCTTAAACGCAGCGGCAGTGGGACGGCCAGCTTCGCCCTTGCGTGCCATGCGTTCGTTGCTGCCAGCTTCAATGCGCTTGCGCTTGGCTGCAATGTTGGCGTAGAGGCCAGGTTTCTTAGCCATCACTTTTTACCCTTTGGCTTGCGTGACTTTCCGGCTTTTGACAGCGCGATTGCGATTGCTTGCTTTTGCGGTTTGCCCGCCTTCATCTCCGCCTTGATGTTGGCTGAGATCACACCCTGCGACTTTCCTTTCTTCAACGGCATGACGCCACCTGCTGGGTTCACCCAGTTTAAGCAGGTCTGGCGATGCCCAAAACTGCGTGCCATCTTCACGTTGGCATAGCACGGCATTAACCCACGCCTCACCAATCAACGCTTCTACCGGATCGCTAATGATCAGGCCGTTGACAAAATGCCGAAGGTTAGGCAGGTCCATATCGTTTGCGGAGCTGCTCTAAGGTTACCTCTGCGCCATCATCACGCACAAGCTTTGCAATGGCAGCATCGGGGCCGTACTTATCCGCCAATCTACGGAAGTAGGGCGCCTTGCTGCCTAATGCCTGCTGTTGACGCGCCAGCACGTCTGCATTGGTTTCACCTGGCATCTTGTCTTTAAGCCATTTGCCGTATGTGGTGTTGATCGGCACTTGGCCATCTTTACTGGCGCGGGTTGCGGTGGTGGATGGCGGCAGGATGTCAGGGTCGATGATTGGTACGGTTGTCGAGCGGCAGTTGAAATGCTGCGGCGGTGTTGGCCCCTTGCCGTATTCAAACTCTTTGCCATCTAACGCGCGGCAGATGGCGCTAGTCCGCGTGTCCAGCGTGGCGACATAGCGATACTTCTTGGTAATATCTTGATTGGCCTCGTACACCTGCTGGCTGGCGGTATTGGCCACTTGGTTGATGCTGGTGCGAACTAGCGTGATGATCTGATTATCAGCAACGGCTGTCGCTTGCCCGCCTGCTGCTACCAGTTGCCGGACAGTTTTAGCTTGCTCGCCAAATTGCAGGCTACCAATCAACCGCTTGGCAATATCTGGTGTTGGCTCACCTGTCAGCAACCCTTGCCGTACCACTTGGCTGAAACGCTCAGCTTGGTCAACGGCAACACCACGAAATGCCTTTGTGATGACCTCGCCATTGGGCAGCGTGATCGTCGCGCCCTGTGCTGCAGTAAGACTGAATGTCTGCGGTGCGCCTTGCACTGCTGCAAACAGGTCATCGCTTAATGCGACCACATTGAGCTGCGTCGGATCGGTGGTGACCACACTCTGCGCAAACTGCGGGCTGATTTCAACGGTACGCACCGCATCACGACTGCCGGCTGGCAATGCACGGCGCAACTGCTCGGTGACAAACTCCGACTGCAGCTCCGCCAACCCTTGCAGCTCCACTGCGGTCAGCTCGGTTGCATCACCAGCCCAAGTGCTAAGGCTGTCTTTAAGCTGCGCCAAGATGCCGCGCAACCTAGCTGCTTTCACTGGTGCGGCTAGATCATCAATGGCCCGCAGTTGATTGGTTGCGTCAATGATGATGTCGTTATACGCATTGATCACACGCCTAGCCACGCTATTGCTATACCTGTTAAGGTCAATCGCATTGCGGTATAGCGACGCTGGTGTGCTCATTGGATGATGCCTAAATCAGCAGCGGCATATCCGGAGCGGATGCTGACATTAGCGCCGCTTTGCAGTGCGCTGCTAACAATTGTGGCAAATGCTTCATAGCCGTTTTGCCCATCTTCCATTAGCACCATTTCGTCTACCTCATCTGGCTTGCCATCGACGTACCAGCTAACGCGCACGATTGCCAAGATCTCATCTGGCAATGCACTGACGTGATAATCAAGCTCTTGCTTCCGTGGCTTCTTCGGTTCGATCATCACTGCTAAGTCGATTAGCCAACTGATCAGGCTGTCCAGCAGGTTGTACATCCATTCCCGCATTAGCCGTAGCCTCCAGTTCTTCCTCGACATCAAAGTCATCGCCCAGCACCTCGCCATCAGACAATTGCTGCAGCAGGGTTTCCTGGGTGATGGTTCCTGCAGTGTAAAGCTGGAGCAGGCTGCTGATCTCCTGCGGTTCAAGCCTGGTGCCCATGAAGTCACGATTAACGCGGCAACTACCGGCAGCTTCGTTTTGACCGAGGTACTGCGCATGGAATTGCAGGCAGTTGTCGATCATGTCCTGCATGTTCTGCGCAATCACCATCATGGTGCTGTCGCCTTGGCTGCGGTTAATGCGCTTGGCTTCTGCGGTTTCAGCGGTCAGCTTTTGGCCGAGCACTGCCGATAGGCCAAGTTCATTGATCTGCATTGCAAGCGCTTCAAGCCGCTTGAACTGGTATTCATAGCTGGTGCCACCGGGTTCGATGTACTCAGCGCGGCCTTCGGCAGGAAATGCAATAGCTTCGCCGGGGCCAGCGGATACCTCCTCAGCACTACTGGGGAAACCATAAAACGCCAGCATCGGCACTGCCGAGATGTGCAGTTGATTGTCAAGGTCTGATTGAATCTGATAGGTCTTTAGGTTCAACTCGGCAATATCCTCCAGCGGTGGCCGTGACTCCATAAAGCCAATGCGGTTGGAGTAGGCAATGCTGAATGGGATTTCGCTCAGGCTGGTGCGACCCTCGTCAACAATTTGAAAGTCGCCCTTGTCGCCCTTTTGGTGGATCTGGTACTCACCTGGCGTCAGTACCCGCACCTGCTGCACCACCTTCTCGCCATACAAACCATCAGGCACGCTGGCCAGCTCTTGCAGCCTGAGCATGGTCAGTTGCTGTTTGCCTTCGTTGGTTTCAGTGCGCCAGCCAAGGATTTGGCGTGGGGTGTAATTCACCCAATAGGGTCTACCCCCATCAGCCGGTGCATCCACCAATGTACCAATGTGGCCATAACGGACCATCTTGCGCGCGGTTTCGTAGGTCCAGACGTTGAGGTCATTGCCATTTAGGTCAACATCAAACAACTGCTCAGTGATGGTGTTGCTGGTATCAACCAACCGCACCGGCTTGCGCGTCAACATGCCAGCTAGCAACCGCTCCAAACGCTGGTAATACGGCGGGCAAACGCTGCGTGCTAGACGGTTGTCGTAGGACTCATCCAGCTCGCGGGGCTCCTGCGGCAGGTAGCGGCGATGCTTTTGCCGCATCCCGAAGGTGCCCTGCAACAAGTCTTCAATCAGAATCCAATGCGCCTCTTGCGCATACCATGCAGTATTGGGGTCCTGTACACGGGTGACCTTACGCTCAGCCGTAGGGCGGTCGTAGTAATTGAAACCCGTGTACATGTGACCCCGTTACCGCATCAAGCTGCAGTCAGTGTAACGCTATTGCGGTTTACCTTGATCTCAAAGCCATCACCAGGTTTGAAGCCCATCTCGTCAAGGTAAGCACTGCCAACCATCAGGTTGCCGTTGAATTGCACCTTGGTCTTGTAGCTGAGTTTACGACCCGGCTTCTTGGGTGTGGTCAGCTTAAGGCCTTTGGCTTCCAGCAGCGCTTCGTAGAACTGAGTAAAGCACAGCTTGTCAGCTTTGACATAGCCGCAAGCGCGGACAATATCAGACTTATTGCAGTCGCCAAGCTCCTTGACTTTGGCGAGCAGTTCAGCACCAGTGAGCATTTGAATAGTAAATGGTGGGCGGGTTTAATATAGCCTAATGCCAGTCCCGCGTCCAGCCCCTGCGTGGAGTGGGTTGAACTCACGCCATACGACATAGCCCAATGCATCGTTCATGTGGTCGTAGCCGGCATCCTTATCGGGGTCGCCTTTTTCGTTGTAGCTCTGCAGCTCTAGGCACTCGATCACCTTGCGGCAAGTGGCGGCAATGGTGAGCCTGACTTGTCCTTTGCCGTTTTCCAGCAAAGCCTGAACAGCAGCCACCCGATCACGAACGGGAGGGTTGCTGCGTGGTGATTGGTTGCTGAAGCCATAGGACTCCAGGATCTGGATGTCGGTCTGGCTTGCGTTAGTGCTGCGGTTACCGCCGCTGGCGTCCGGGTAGATGTACACCTGCCGTTGCGGGTAACGGCGCTGGATCTCCTGCGCCAATGCGTCGGTGTCATGCGCGCCACTGATTTCATCAATGACTAGCAGGCTGTTGCCTTGCCGGATGGCGATAACGGCGGACATGTTGCCAACGTTAAAGTCAACGCCAACCCTCAGCGGTTCGCGGCTGGTATCTGGCAGGTCGGTTGCGATGTGCTTGGCCCGGTCAAAGCGGTCGTATACCTGGCCAGTGGTGAGGTTGACAAACTCGCCGTCGAGGTATGCACGCAGCAACTGCGGGTCGTAGTTGGCCTGCAATCGTTCGATGAAGTCCGGCGGCAGATGCGGGTTGTCGGCAGTGCGCATCTTGATGAGCTTGCGGTCAGTGCGCTGCTGGGCGTCATCACTGCCAAATGTGTTCCACATCCAGCGGAAGCCTTCGGGTGTGCTGGCCGCGGCAAACTGCCGGACATTGCCTGAGCGCAAGCGGCCAAGGATCTTTGGAAATGCCTTGTTGGCAATGACCGGCGTCACCGTGTCGATCTCGTCGGCCAGCACCCATGCAAGGTTCAAGCCAATGATGCGCGACCAGTTCTCAAAGGATCGGCACAGGATCTTGGTGTCCCCGCCTGGCAGGTGCAGCGTGTATTCCGGCAACGGTGATGCGCGGAAGGTGTACGGGATGTCATATGCCTCTAGGAAGTCGTCGAAGTCGTTCTGCCAAATGTCGCGGATCAGCGGACCAGTGGGTTCCATCACGGCGCCAATAAAGCCCTGATTGGCCGCGGCAAGCATCACCGCCTTGGCGCATAGCGCCCTGGTCTTGCCAGCGCCATAGCCAGCGGAGATGCCGATGATCTGCGTGGTGGCATCATCTACAAACGCAAGTTGCCCAGGATGTAGGTCGCTGCGGATCCTCAGCGCCAAGTCGTCTATGGATGCCGCTGTCGGCACCTCCATGAAGTTAAGCAGAGGCGCATCCTCGCAGATGCCTGCGACGAGGCTCACGACATCTCAAATCGCAGCAGCCGCGCTTGCTTGTCTAGTGCTATGAGCGCAGTGTTGATCTGGTCTTTATCAGCAGCGCGGCGCTCGTATTCAAGCAACCTAGCCAATGCTGACTCCATCCACTGAGGGCGCGCCAACTCGGCGTCTAGGGCCAAAAGCTGGCGGGCGCGGGCAATGTAAACATCAGTTTGACGATCTCCTACCCCCCAGTTTTCAGCCGCAAATTGAATAATTTGCTTCCTGCTGTGAGCGCGCAAGAGCAAGTCATAAACAGCATTTGTACGCTGCTCTGACTCTGAGTTGTTGCACTTACGCGCCACTGTTGTTAACTACGAATTTGCACAGGCATTATCAGGTAGGTCTGATCTGATGCATTAGATGGCGTCAAGACTACGGGAGTCGTGGGGCCATTTGCTGACAGTGTAACGGATTCCGCCGACCGGAATGCCTTGAGGCCGTCTAGGAGGTAGTGAACGTTGAATGCCCAAGCGCCAGATGCGGTGCCGGTGTAGGTGATGAGTTCTTTGCCATTACTGGCATCGGCTTCGGCGGTGATGGTAAGGCTGCCTGGTGTGGCGGTGAGTTTAACGACTGAGTTATGCGCCTCGGCAATGAGCGCAACACGCTCTAGACAGCGTGCAAAGCGATGACGGTCAAGGGTGATGACGTGCTCAAAGGTTGTGGGGATGAGCTTTGCCACGTCGGGATAGGAGCCATCAAGGATGCGGCTGTAGATGGTGATGCCATCGCCGGCATCGATGACGGCCTGGCCATTGGCGGCAGCAATGCCAACGGTGCGGTCTTGCAGCAGTTTCATGGTGCTGGCCGGCAGGGTGAGGTTAACGCCATCGGGCAGGTCCACTGCAAGGCGGATAAGCCGGTGGCCGTCAGTGGCTTCCATGTAGCCATTGGCGAGGTGGATGCCCTGTAACACCTGCTTGGATGCATCGGTGCTGGCCGCCATGAGACATGCACGCACGCCAGCGGTGATGTCCAAGTCAGCGCTAGGAGCCTCCACAGCAGGCATTGCCGGGTAATCGGCTGCATCACACGCAGCAAGGCCATAGGACGCCCTAGAGGCGCTTACAGCGCCGTCTGCGATGGTCACAGGCTCGCCATCGTCCATGCGGCTTACAAGGCCAGCTAGGAGCCGATACGGCAATGCCACGGATCCAGCGGTGTCAACGGCGGCTGGGATGGTGACGGTGATGCCGAGGTCAAGGTTGAAGCCGGTGATGGTGGCGCTACCACGGGCGGCGGTGATGAGGCAGCAGTCAAGGATCGGATGCGAGCTGCGGACACCAACGGCTGGTGCGATGGTCCGTAGCGCGTGGTCGAGATCAACCTGCGAGGTGATGAGCTTCATGGAGTGCGGCGATGATGTTGTTGTAATCGTCTTCAAAGCTGGCGACGAGTTCCACGGGGATGGGCACGCCGTCATCTTGTGCGTTGTCGCGGATGGCGGCGGCATATGCCAGCGCTTGCGTCATGCAGTCATGGAGCCGGTTAATCACCGGCGACTGCTTGGCGGGAATGTTGATCAAGTTTGGTGATGACATAAGCAACGAGATATTCCACCTGAAGGCGAGGCAGGTCACCGCGGGTAGCGGCAACAGCATCAGCCACCAGCGCATGGTAATCCACCGTGGTCAACCGTGCAACAGGGAGGCTTAACGCTCTGTCACGGATGAGCTGCGCTCTGGTGGTGCCAGCGGTGGCCACCTGCTGGTCCAAGGCGGCGATGTCAGCGGGCTGAAAACGGACTTTGATCTCTTGCATGGGGGGTTTTGAGGTTGGACGGGGTTAGACGCCTTGGTATGACTGGCTTTGTCCGACCGTCTAACCAACCTAACCTCTTATAAAAAATAAGTAAATAGAGGGGTAGGGGGGGGTACGGGGTAACTCTGTAAGGGAGGTGGGTCAGTCCGGAGGTTAGGCGGCTGAGATGCGCTGCAGCGCAAGGCGTCTGGCCGTCTAGCCCTTAGGTTGGTCGTCCAACTGGTAGTACCAGCGGCGTTTGCCGGATGATTCACGGCGTTTGGTCCAACCCAGCTCCTTGAGGATGGATGCGACCTGCATCTGGTCCACCTTGGTCTGGCGCTCCATGGGCTTCTGGATGGCCTTGGCGAGGATCTCCTCGGAGGTCAACACCTCCATGGATCGGCGGTCAGCAAGGTATCCAAGGATGGCTGAGCGCCATGGTGATTCGATCATGTAGGCATCATTTTCCTGCTGAACTGCAACTTCCATTGCAACCGGCAGGCGGCTGGTTTCACCGTTTCGATATGCCTGAACAGCAGCCGCCCAGATCGCGTCGCGCTCCATGAGGAGCATTGCAGTGTTAATTTGATCGACTTGCGTTTTAGTCGTTGGGATTACCCAAAAGCGACGGTTTCCGGTTTCATCAACCAGGAATCCCGTGGTCTTGTTGGTGGTGCCGACGATAATCCCACGCCTGGGAAACGCCTCAACAGCTTTACCGTATGGCACCCTAAGTAGGTCAACGGCTTGCGATAGGAAGGCCTTAACTTGGCCAGCGTGCTTACGGTTGGTGATGTGATCTAGCTCTGCCCATTCCATAATCCAAGAACGATGAAGCACCATCACATCGTCCTTAGTGCTGATGTCACCTAGGGCGTCGGAGTAAAACGGACCACCAAGACATCCCCAGAAGCTGGACTTGTACGCGCCTTGGTCGCCCATGATCACGCAGGCAGTGTCGTGCTTGTAGCCGGGGTCAAAGGCGCGAGCCACGGCGCCAATCAACGTGCGCTTGAGCATCTCGTCGTAGATGGTCGGGCCATCCAGCTCGTCACCTGGACGCAGGTAGGCAGTGGCTAGGCCGTCGATGTATGCCGGCTCGACGTGCTGCTCGCAATGGAGCAGGTATTCGGTGACGGGGTTGTAGGGGTTTTCATTGGCCACCTGCACCAGGCAGTCGATAGCCAGCTCCTTGCCGACCTTGTAGCCCATTTCGGCCAGCTTGAGGTAAAAGCGGTCAGCGCCGTCGATGACCTTGCCTTTGATCTCAATTTGCTGGGTGAAAAGGTTGTAGCGGATCTCATCGGACTGGCTGCGCAGCAGGGCTAGCAGCTCTGCGGTTTCCAGCTTTTCCGGCTTGGTGATGATCGGCGGCTTGTCATCCCCACCGGAAGCAGATTCAGTGGTCACAGTCCGGCTTGGCTCACGGCGCGATGACCGCCAGCCATCTTTTTTGGCCATGTCGCCAAGGGTGCCAAGGCTGATGCCGGATTTCTTGAAGCTGCGCCACTTGCGCTGACAGTCGCTGGGCTTGTGCTTGCCGGATTGCGCTGACCAGTGCTCCCAGTCATCAAGCAGGCTGTCATCACCGACGCTGTGGAGCGCCATGCCGACGGCTAGCCAGTCGTCGTAGTCGTCAGCGCGGCTGCCGGATAGGGCTTCAAGGTATGACCGCGCCCTGGCTGTATCGTCAGTGCCGGTAACCACCAGCATTGGCGCCGGCTCGGCTGCTGGTTTGAGCATCCGCTCGATGAGGCACAGCGGCGCTTCGGCTAGCTCAAGGTCTTCGGGGCTGTATTTGGCGACCCAGTGGTAGCCGGTAGTGGTTGGGTGTGCGCCGGCTACAACGGATTGGCAGCCGGTCCAGCGGAGTTCGATCTGCTCAGGCTTGCCTTCGGAGTCGGTAACACCAGACTTGTACTTGCGCGTGGCGATGCCTGCCCAATAGTGCTCGGGCACGCGGTAGATGACCTGAAACCTACCGTCGCGGCCTGAGGTGACCGTCCACGAACGCGGCAGCGACGACATGGGACAACCCCAGTCGCGCAGGATGGTGCTGGCGCTGCGGCCATCGTGATCCAAGAACAGCAGGCCACCGGATGGCACGCCGCAGCAGACGCCGATCGCTTTGGCGTGGCCAGCATCTAGTTCAGCCTGTAAGCCGGCCTTGTCCAGTGGTCGCTCCTGCCACTTGGTCTGATATGGACGCTTCTGGTCATCAACAGCGACATAGCCCCACCCGTCTGGCAGGCGCGCAAGCTCTTTGGAGAGGCTCATCGCTTTGTTGCCGGCAGGATGCCACGCAGATGCAAATCAAGCGACTGCTCCAGCAGGAGCCGTATGGCAGTGGCGCGGCTCATGCGATCACCACGCCAAGAGTCGAGGCGCCGTAGCTGATCGGCGGTGAGTCGTATATGGGTCGGATGGCTCAGTCGCACGAGATTGGGCAGGATGCTTGCACAGTGTAGCCGTCGCTGCTACGATTGCAAGGCCAGACGGCTGCCCTATGCCAAACCAACGACCGATTTTCCGAATTACCTACCAGCGCCCATGGGGGCAATGCGTTGTTAACACGGCGCAATTCCAAACAGAAGCGGAGCTGCGCCTTGGGTTTGCCAAGTCTTATCCAGGGTGCGAGCTGGTATTGGTTGAAGATGTAACCAAGCATTTTTTGCCTAAAACAAAATGAGAACCTTTACAGATGTAGATGTTTACACCGCATCTCAGGAGCGTTTAGATTTTATTTTTGCAAACTTCAAGCGAATTTACGTTTCTTTTTCAGGCGGCAAAGATTCGGGCGTGCTGCTCAATCTTGTGATTGATTATGTTCACAAGCACGGGATTGATACAAAAATAGGCGTGCAAATAATGGACAACGAGGCAAACTACACGCATAGCGAGCAGTTTATGCACGACATTATCCGCAACAATTTAGACGTACTTGATGTGTACTGGTGTTGCCTGCCAATTAGCCTGCCCTGCACGGTTTCTTCCTACGAAATTGACTGGCAGTGCTGGGGCGAGCATGACCGGCATAGATGGATTCGGCCAATGCCAACCGATGACTACATTGTAAATCTTGCAAACCACCCATTTGGCGACTTGTTTATTGAAAACATGGACTACGCCTCATTTTGGGACATGTTTGCAGAATGGTATAGCCAAGGTGAGAGCTGCGCCAATCTTATCGGCATCCGCACGGTCGAGTCTCTAAATCGGTTCAGGGCGATTATGAACCAAGACAAGGAAACAATGGCCGGCATGATGTGGACAAAAAAGAATACTGCACACACTTACAACTGTTATCCAATCTACGATTGGCGCACTGAGGACATTTGGGTTGCCAACGCTAAGTTCGGATGGGATTACAACAAACTGTATGACATCTTTTACATGGCTGGCGTGCCCATTAAAACAATGCGGGTTGCATCTCCGTTTATGTCGGAGTCTAAATCTAGCCTTGCGATGTATCGGATAATCGACCCGCAAATTTGGGCCAGATTGTGCGCAAGGGTTGGCGGCGCTAATTTTATGGCAACCTACGGCAAACAGCTTGATTACAAATCATTCAAATTGCCTGCTGGCCACACTTGGAAATCATTTGTTAAATTCCTACTTGCAACTCTACCGGATCAATCAAGCGTAAATTTTAAGCAGCGCTTCATTCAGTCAATCCGTTACTGGGGAAGAGTGGGGCGCGGTTTGCCAGAGCAAATTATTGCAGCACTGGTGCAGATCGGCATTCGGTTTTATGTAAATGGAACCACACGACACGGCGGCAATAACTTGCGCCGTGTTGTTATCAAGGTGCCGCCAGACCACCTTGATGAACTGCCGTGCCACAACAGCATGGTTACTTCATGGAAACGCTTTGCTATCACCGTTCTTAAGAATGACCACACCTGTAAATACCTTGGCCTAGCTCCAACGCAGGAGCAACAACGTCGCCAAAAATCAATCCAACTTAAGTACAGCCAAGTCCTAAAATGAAAATCCTTAACGCCAACCAGCTTTCCCCTGATCGCATTGTTAGCTGTCCAAAAGGTGGCTTTACCAGCCATCGCCTTGTTGTCGAGGCTGACGGCATGGGCTACAGCATGACAAAAACCGTTGTGCATCCTGGCAAGCCGCATCGCTGGCATTACCAGCATCACTTAGAAACTTGCTATTGCGTCAGCGGTAAAGGGCTGCTAATTAATGAGGCAACCCAAGAGCTTGTTGCTGTTGGCCCTGACGTGACATACGTTCTAGATAAGCACGACGCGCACACGTTTGAAGCGCTAGAGCCAACTGTTTTAATTTGCGTTTTCAACCCACCTCTCAAGGGAGATGAACTGCATGATGAAAATGATTCATACCCTTGGCGATCTCCTGTCTACACCGTGCGCAGTATTCCTATTGAAAAAGTTACGGCTAACGATTACAACCCTAACTCTGTAGCCCCACCTGAAATGGCCCTACTTGAAACCTCAATTTGGGAAGACGGCTACACGCAACCTGTAGTGACAGTGCATGACGTTGAGCGCGATTTATATGTAGTCATTGACGGCTTTCATAGATATCTGACACTTAAAAATAGCAAGCGCATCTTAGAGCGCGAAAATGGGTTGCTACCCGTAGTGGTGCTGCGCAAGGAAATCCACGACCGGATGGCTTCCACCATTCGCCATAACCGCGCCCGTGGTTCGCACAACATCGAACTAATGAGTGTGATTGTGTCAGAGCTTATTGAAATGGGTAAAGGCGATGCTTGGATCTGCAAGCACATCGGCATGAGCCCTGATGAGCTGTTGCGCCTTAAGCAGATTACAGGCTTAGCTTCTTTGTTTTTAGGCAAAGAATTTAGCAAATCTTGGGAGGTCGATCAAATGGACGAAGTGGAGCTAACCGATGAAGCTGAAGAGAGTCTGGTCGCCAATTGATCAGTGGGAAGAGATAGCCGCCAATATGTGGGGAGAGGTTGCCAATAGGCGCCTGTACCTGCAAAGAGCTGTTATCTTTACAGGCAACCATCGCCTTTATAGGCGATACATGCAACGGGTTACACGCGAATGGCCCAACAGTTGCGCTAATGCCTTAACGGACTACAGCTTAAACCGCAAAGCATGGATAGGCCACGCCGCTTGCGCTCTGGCCTTGAGATGCCCTGAAGACATCACCCGACAAGCATGGGGACTTTTAACTGATGAGCAACGGACACTGGCGAACCGACAAGCGGATCGAGCCATTTGCGCCTGGGAGGTGCGCTACCAAGCGAGTCTTGGAATACGTCCAAACGTGGCAGCGCCGCTGCTATTCGGCGGGCATACCTGATGAAGTGCCAAACAAGGTTGCAGCATCAGGTCGTGCGCCATCTTGGCGAGCAGTGGCGGTTGCCTTGTTGCAAAACGATCTACAGCTTTACCAACTTGGCTATGCAAAGCCTGCATACAGCCAGCAGCAACGAACCGTGCGCATGGCGCAAATAGCAATGCACGGTGCGCCTGCTGACGGCACACAACTTGAGTTACCACTATGAACCTCCGCCCCTACCAACAACAGCTAGTAACCGACATCAGGCTTCAGTACCAGCTAGGCCACCGCAAGGTGCTTGCGGTACTGCCCACCGGCGCTGGCAAGACCGTGTGCTTTAGCCACATCGCCCAATCCGCCGCCAAGAAGGGCAACCGGGTGCTGATCGCGGTTCACCGTCAGGAGCTGCTGGACCAGGCGTGCCGCGCGCTGCCAATGCCGCATGGTGTGATCGCCGCCAACCGCGCCATGGACCTGAGTGCAGCGGTGCAGGTGGCATCAGTCCAGACGCTTGCCCGCAGGCTGCACAAGTTGCCGCGTGACTTCTTCCAGCTTGTCATCATCGACGAGGCACACCACAGCAATGCAGGCACCTGGGCGCGCACACTGGAGCACTTCCACCAAGCGCACCTGCTGGGTGTCACCGCAACACCAATCAGACTCGACGGTCGCGGCCTTGGTGAGCACTACCAAGCGATGGTGGAAGGCCCCACCGCGCAGTGGCTGACCGATAACGGCTACCTGGCTAGCGCCCGTGTGTTTGGGCCGCCGGGGTTTGATACCACCGGCCTGCGCAAACGGATGGGCGACTTCGACACCAAAGAGGCTGAGCACCGCATCGGCACCATCATGGGCGACTGCATGAGCCACTACCGCAAGCACCTCGATGGCCAGACGGCGATCGCGTTCTGCTGCTCAGTGGCCCATGCCGAGGCAGTGGCGCGTCTATTTATAAGTGCTGGCATCCCATCCGCCAGCATCGATGGCAGCATGGATGCGGCCATTAGGCGGCAATTGCTGAATGACCTAGGCACCGGCAGGTTGAAGGTGCTGACTAGCTGCGCCCTGATAGGAGAAGGCGTCGATGTCCCGTCAGTCGGCGGCTGCATCCTGCTCAGGCCTACCGCTAGCACCAGCCTGCACCTTCAGATGATCGGTCGTTGCCTTAGGCCATCACCTGGCAAGGCTGCTGCGGTGGTGCTCGATCACGTCGGGAATGTGCTCCGGCTCGGCCACCACTTAGAGCCGCGTGAGTGGACGCTGGATGGCCTAGCCAAGCGTGACCGCGAGCAGGCGCCCAGTGTCAAGGTGTGCCCGCAGTGCTTTGCTGCAATGGCGAGCCAGGCTAAGCAGTGCGGTGAGTGCGGCCATGCGTTTGTCGCCGAGGCTAGGGAGCTGCAAGTTATTGATGGCGAACTGGTGGATTACTACGGAAATAAATTTGAAGCACTACTAGTGGCTGATTATGGCACTAAATTTGCAAGATTTTTATTTGGAAATCCAGTAATGGTTGGCGGAGGAACGATAAGAGGTTGGAAATCTGGAATACTTGTTAGCATAAGCGACCCTAAAGGATATTGCATGTTTGACGGCAGTGACATAATCATAGAAAATGGATACAACAAACAAAAAGATGCTGGCCCTAATGATGTGCTTTGCAATGTTTTAATTGAAGACAAAATGCAGCAATTTAGCCCTAGCCAGCTTAAACAAACACAGCACAAAAACAAAGCTGACATTGCTCGCGCGCAATCCCTTGACGACCTCCGCCAACTAGCGCAGCAACGCGGCTACAAGCGAGGATGGGCGGAACGGGTGTATCAGGCCAGACTGGCGAAGCGTTACGGCGGTTGAGTGAGCGAACAACGCATACAGCAGGAAATCCGACTAGCCATCAGCAAGGGCGATACCAGGGTCTTCCGCAATAACACCGGCACCCTGCGTGACGCCAATGGCCGCCCGGTCAGCTTCGGGCTATGCAAGGGCAGCGCCGATCTGATCGGCTGGCGCACTGTCACGATCACCCCAGAGATGGTGGGCCAGCGCATCGCCGTCTTCACCAGCATCGAGGTCAAGACCGCTACCGGCAGGCTCCGGCCAGAGCAGCAGCAGTGGCTGGATGCAGTGCAGGCAGCAGGCGGGATTGCTGGTGTGGCTAGGTCCGTCGAGGATGCGTTACGGATTACGACGGCGGACGGTTGACGACGGCGGCATAGGGTGTAGGATACGGGGACAGGAGGCGAGAGCTTCCACCTCAACCCGAAAGCCATGACGATCTACACCCTTGAGCGCACCGAAACCCAGCAGCTCCCCGCCGCTCGTTGCACATTTCAGCAACGCGTTTCGGAGTCCGGCAAGAAGTGGGTTGATGTCACCATGCTGCATCTCACGTCAACGGGATGGGGCGGCACTATGGGGCGCGGCGACGGTACCTACACCGTCAGCCAAGCTAGGGAGTTTTACAGCAGCCTTCTTGGCAAGGGATTTGCCGCCGCCTAGCCCCACGCGGCCAGCCGGAGCCGCAACCAATCCGGCGTTAATTACCCCACACCGAGAACCATGGTCACCAACCCTTGGGTTAATCGCATCACTGCACTGGTAACGCTTGCAGCGATCTACGCCGCTGGCTATGCCGGTGGCCGCGATGCCGCCACGATGGCGCACCAACAGCAGCAACACGCCTGCCAGATCAAATGACTGACTCCGACATCTACTGGACACTTGCTACCGCCTGCCAATACGGCGGCAGCTTTTATCAAGCCCTCGGCCAAGCTGGCATGAAGGCAGATCCGGGCAACAAGCAGCGCATTCTTGACGCATTCCCTGAGATGGTCGCCACCTACGGCACCGCCAGCAGGTTGCACCAAGGCCTGCGCAGTGGGGCGATGGTATGACCAGCAACGCTGAGTACCACGCCGACCCAGCCATTAGCGCCAGTCACCTGCACGCTGTTGCTGCCAGCCCCTACCACTACTGGAGCCGGTTCATCAATCCAGACCGTCCGCCATCAGTGCAGACGGCTGCGATGAAACTTGGCAGCCTGACCCATTGCGCAGTGCTGGAACCGGATGAGCTGAGCAAGCGGTATGGCATCTGCCTACCACGCAATACCAAAGCCGGTAAGGAGATGGAAGCCGAGATGCAAGCATCCGGCATCGAAGCCGTCACCAGCACCGACATGGAGCAGGCGCTAGCAATGGCCGCCAGTGTCCGCAGCCATCAAGCTGCTGCGGCATTATTGCGTGACGGCAAGGCAGAGCAGAGCTTCTGGTGGGATGACCTCCAGACCGGCCTGCGCTGCAAATGCCGCCCTGACTGGCATACCGGCAACATCATCGTGGACCTCAAGACCACGACGGATGCCAGCCCGCGAGGGTTTGCCAAGTCAGTTGCGCAGTGGCGGTACCACGTCCAGCAAAACCATTACCTCGCCGGCACGTTTGCGGAGCGGTTCATCTTCGTCGCAGTGGAGAAGACCTACCCGTATGCCGTCGGCGTGTACGAGCTGGACGCTGATGCCGTGCAATGTGGCGAATACGAACGCCGCAGCAACCTGCAGACCATTGCTGATTGCCGTGTCATCTCTGAATGGCCCGGTTACGGCAACACCATCCAACCGCTGAGCCTGCCCAAATGGGCGCTCAACGCTACCCCAACCATGACCTCCGATGACTTCTAGTTCACTTGCGCTCTGGACACCAGAGCAGACCCAACTGATCAGTACCACCATTGCGCCAGGGTGCAGCAATGACGAGCTGCGGCTGTTTGCCTATGCCTGCCAGCGCACCGGGCTTGACCCGTTTAGCAAGCAGATTTACGCCATCAAGCGTGGCGGCAAGATGACCATTCAAGCCGGCATCGACGGTCTGCGCAGCATTGCTGAACGCACCGGGCAACTGGATGGCAGTGAGACCATGTGGTGCGGCGAGGATGGCCAGTGGACAGACGTATGGCTCAGCAGCAAACCACCTGCCGCGGCCAAAACCACCATCTGGCGCAAGGGCGCTAGCCACCCATTTACTGGCGTTGCCCGCTTTGCCGACTACAACGCCGGCCAGGGCCTGTGGACCAAGATGGGCGCCACAATGATTGCCAAATGCTCTGAGGCACTGGCACTGCGGAAGGCGTTCCCTGCTGACCTGAGCGGCGTCTACAGCACCGACGAGATGGAGCAAGCCGTCGAGCCTGTCACGGTAACCGCCACCGCAGCACCAGCTCTGCCTGCTAAGGCTGGCGATGACAAAGTGTTCACCGCTGGCAAGGCTGCCATCGCAAAGGCGACCAATATGCAAGCCCTTGCCAAGGTGACCGAGCGCATGGAAGCCCGCAAGGCTGACCTGTCTCCTGAGCAGCAGGAAACCCTCTTGGCGCTAGCGCTTGAGAAGGAAGCCAGCTTTGCTACCACCGAAGAGGATCCATTTGATGACTGAGCCGTACCTGACCACTGATCAGCTAGCAGCGCGTTGGGGGTTGAAACCAGCAGCCATTAAAAACCAACGCGCGCGCAACATCGGTCCTGGGTACTACACCATCCCGCGTATCGGCTTCCCTGCTGGTACGCCACGCGTGCGGTATCCGCTAGCGCAAGTGCTGGCATTTGAAGAGTCCAATTCCATTACACCACTGACATGAGCCTCTACGCATCCGGCATCATTCGCATCATCACCGACCCGCAACTGCGCACCTTTGACAGTGGCACCATGGTTGCCAACTTTGCAGGTGGCATCCAAGAGGGCAAAGACAAGGATGGCAACTGGATCAACAATGCAATTGACATTGAAGTCTGGGGCAAGTCAGCCGAGTTGATTGTTGATCGCTGCAAGAAAGGCGACAGCATCTTTGTAACCGGCAACATCCGCCGCCAAGAGTGGGCAGACAAGGAAACTGCGGCCAAGCGCAGCAAGCATGTCTTCAGCGTGCAACGGTTTGAGTTTCTGCCCCGTGGCGCTCAATCTGAGGAGGTTGCCTTCTGATGAACGAAGCCACCATCAAAGCAGCCTTTGAAGAGTGGTGGCGTGACAGCTATGGGGTGCCGCCTGGCACCCATGCCGTCATGACGCACACCGCCTTTGCTGCGCACCTGCTGACCTTATTGGAGCTGATGCAAGATGAGCGACCCAATCAACCCTGACCACTACAAGCAAGGCGACATTGAATGCATCGACGCGATCAGGGCCGCATTAGGCCCTGACGGGTTCAAGGCATACTGCAAAGGCCAGGTGATCAAGTACCTCTGGCGTGCTGAGCACAAGGGCAATCCATCACAGGATTATTGCAAGGCCGAATGGTATTGCGATCGTTTAGCGGTTGACGCGGTATTTGATAAGTAATGCCTGCAATCCAGGTTCCATGTGTTCACTGCAAAAGCCTGAATACCGCTGTCGTGATGACCAAATGCACGACAGACAACATCCTTGTCCGCAGGCGCAAATGCGTTGCCTGCGGGCAGCGATGGTATACCGAGCAGCCAGCAGAAATCACACTATCCCCTTCCAGAATCCAATGGTTCAACAATGGTCGCGCCCTTTCGGTTAAACCCAACCCAACCACTACGCAACCGGACACTCAACATCCGGGTGACGGATGAAGAACTTGAGATGGCACGCCAATTGGGCAATGGCAACGCATCGCATGGTTACCGCCTTGCAATTCGTTACATGTCCGAAAGGTCAATCCGTGGCATCCCATTAAGCACTATGCTGCGCGCTGCGGCTGAGATGGCTGCAGAGCTTGAACGTTCACCTAAACGCGGCGCAA